TTATACGTATCAGAAATATTATCACCAATAGATGCAACTTCCAGATACTGCTCACCAATTGAACCATTACCTGCTTTAAGCAAACTACCTACCTGAATAGTAGAAGTTACCGCATCAAGGGCATCAGACAATTCAGCATTTGTTGTAGCTGTATTACCAGCTGTTACTGTAATGGTGGCGTTAGCGGAACCGTTAGTAAAGTTAATTGAATAGAAGCTCGTATTTTCTGAGCTAGTAAACATTGTGTAGTGCAGATCAGTATTGGCATCTGAATTACTTTGAGCAATTGCTGATGTACTAATATCAATAGTATTAGCGAAAGCAGCTGGACTATCGCAAATTTCTACTTGCAGGCTGTTACCAAGAGCACCAGGGAACTTGGCGATAACGTGCGCATCGGATACTACTCCGTCTTCGAAATCATCATCATTCTTAACTAGAACACCTGTGCTGATGGAATTTCCGCCAACAGCATTACGTGCGTCGGCTGAAACAACTCTTGACACGTATAGCTTATTACCATAAGCTAAAAAGTTTGCTGCAGT